GTAACAAATTGATATAATTATTGCGGAGCAGCATGAGTGTCGAAAAGTTTATAGATCCTACCCCGAATCTCTTATAAACCTATTATAGGGCATCGGAGCGGACTTGTCAACCACTTATGCAGCATAGTGTGCCACTTATTAAACTGGCACATGGCCTGTTGTATTGGCATCATGAGGCATTATAATAAGTACATACAAACAAACATCATTCTTAAAACACATGAGAGTAATTGAAAAGAACATGAACACCGCTATCAGAAACGGCAAGGACTTTCGCTCTGGTAATACTTCTGTTACTCATTCAATTAACGATGCTGGACAGAGAGAGGCGATTATCAAATTACACGGCAATCACATTGCTACAGTAATGAATGATACAATGCTACTATTTGACGGCGGTTGGCAATCCAATACAACTAAGAGCAGACTTAATGCACTTTGCTACGAGTTTGCTACAGGTTACAGAGTTTTTCAAAAAAACTGGGACTGGTTCGTAGCAGACTTCCAAGGCAATGCTTCTGACTTTGTTGACGGTTTTGAACTTGCAATCTCATAGGACAGTGAAACAAACTGGCACACAGGGGCTTTATTAAGTCCCTTTTTTATTCTATAATAGGTCCAACAACAAACAAACACACATGGCCGCAAACAACATCAAACAGCAAACAACACTCACAATGGCAGATGGCCGCCGAATCAAATACACAGTGCTTAAGAGAAGCAATGCTGGCAGAACTATGGCACGTCGTGCTTGGAATAACGCCGCACCAAAGGGCAGTTTTATGCACCAAGGCATGGCAGTCCATGCTGCTAGTATTAACACAGGTAGCAAGGTAAGTAAAGCAATCTAGTGACACTTTTTTAAACTGTCACATGGCCTCACATATGTGGGGTCTTTGTGTGTATAATAGTAGTATAACAAACACAGGTAACAAACATGAGAAACGGAATTGATCAACCTTACACAGGTCTAACAGAGGACCAAGTTAATGATCTAAACCTAAAGCTTTACGACCTTATTAACTCTTTAGAGTATAAAGTAGATGCACCTGACTTACATAATGCGATGAAAGTTAACTTAATGTGGTTTGAAATGAATGATGTAGCCCTAGATGAATTCTAGGGTAGGGGACAGTTAGCTACACTTTAGCCAGTTGTTTTGTGTTCTTATTTGTTGATTATAAAAACCGATAAGTCCCTAACCTACAACGAACCAAAATCGAGAGCTATATATTATTCGTATTCAAAAAATTTTTGGGATATAAAAAATGCCCCAGAGGTTGAATGTTACAGAGGGATGACATAGTACTCTCTATATGATATAATAAGAAGTAAATACTCATGGCACATACAAGAAGACAAATGCCCGTATACCAAGACTACGAGATTCGCATTAATTTGAACGAACTCATTGAAAAGAGAATTCCATGTTGTGACTTGCTTCATCCAGATCATTGCCTTACAGAGAAGCAAGTGGCAGAGATTGCACATGATATCCGTATGGATCTAAACCTTCATCCAATCTTTCAGCAAGTAGATACACATATTATCAGATATATTGAGGCAGCTGGTATTGACAATAAGGATCATTGGGCAGAGGAAAGGTTGAATGACCTCCCTGATGAATCTGGCATTGAGATGTTTTAATCATGGCAATATATAATGATAGTCGTGTTGTAATCAATCTAGATGAGTTGGTTGCATGTAGAGCAAAGGTAGTAGGAGAAGAGTTGAGTAACTATGAGGTATCACTTCTAGCAAGTGAACTGAAAGATACTCTTACTTGGGATACTCTCTTCTTTATGGTAGATGGTGCAATCCTTGACTTTAAGGGTAAACCTCGCGTCATCTACGGAGACACAGCAAATGATGCTGAGTTAGTGGAGAGAGAAAAGAATAAGAGAAAGTTTAAAATGGTAGAGTTAAAAGGAGTTTCATGGACAATTCAAGTACCGTTACGAATCAAGGATTGAAGTCTTATCACATTTACTATGAGGATAAGGTTCTGTTTAAGAATCTAGATCAGGAAGAGTTTGATTTGATATGGAGCAAGATCTATCGTTCGTATCATACAGATAGTTTGTCGTTCTCTGTCTGTATAGGAGATATGTGTTTGGAGGAGCAGTCTTATTAATGCACCCACTTGATCATTTAGAGAATTTCACTGACGATTGGATATCTCATCTACAGGAGCCTGATCCGATTAGTCCTGAGTATAAGGGACCTCGTTGTCCCTTTGCAAAGAAAGCGAAAGATGAAAACCGTCTCAAGTTTAGAAAGGTATATGACTATTTCTCTGCATATGACTTCTGGGAAGTTGTATCAGAGGAGTGTGATAAGTTTGATGGCAGTCATGATGTAGTGATTGTTGCAGCACATAGTAATGCGAATCATATTACTCCAGAGTCTATGGGTGGCGGCGTTGATGCTCTGAATACTTTCTTAAACTGTAAGGGGAAGGATTTATGGTTACTTACGAAGGTTGATCATCTTTTCACGATTGTTATGGTTCAAAAAATTAGCGCGTTAGACGACTCTGCCAAACTCTTAGAGAGTAAGGGATATTATACGACACGCTATAGTGAACAACAAATGGAGAAGGTAGTGACTGGTCGTAGAAGGTATCGTGAAAAATTATAATGTATAGATAGGATACAATGAAAACAACACAAGAAATGAATGTCGAACTTGATATTAAAGTACTAGAGTACATCTACGAATCGGTACAGTTCCGCTTGGAAAACGACACACATTTATTGTATCATCCTGACATTCGCAAAGACTTAGAGGACATGCTTGCAGAATGGGAAGATGAATACTTATAATGTGTATATTGGGGAAGCCCAGATTATGAAAAATATTCCAGAAGCTGACATTAAACATAAACTGGAATATCTAAACGAATATTTTAAACACTATCCTGATGATGCTCTGCGTCATGAGGAGATTCGAGTTGTCAAAAACGAAGTCACAGATTGACAACTATATAATATAACACTATGGACAAATTGATTTGACCGTGGTATACTTACTATGTACTGACAACAAGTTATGGCTAAAGGATTTACAGTAAAAGCAAACGCTCCCAAGACTAAAAAGGTTGAGGATGATTTTAATCTTGAGGAAGCAAAGGCATTAGCAAAAGGAAAAGCGATCGTCTTCTGTCTGCCTGGCAGAGGCGTGTCATATATCTTCCTCAAGAACTTCGTTCAACTCTGTTTTGACCTTGTTCAGAACGGTTCTTCAATTCAGATCAGTCAAGACTACTCATCTATGGTTAACTTTGCACGTTGCAAGTGCCTAGGTGCTAACGTATTGCGTGGACCTGACCAGATTCCTTGGGATGGTAAACTCAAGTATGACTATCAACTCTGGATTGACTCTGATATCGTCTTTGATACAGAGAAGTTCTATCGTTTGGTATGGATGCAGAAGGACATTGCAGCTGGTTGGTATTGCACAGAGGATGGAAAGACCACTTCCGTGGCACATTGGTTGGAAGAAGAGGACTTTGCCAAGAATGGTGGAGTTATGAATCACGAAACTATTGAGTCTATCTCTCGTCGTCGCAAACCTTTCACAGTTGACTACACTGGATTCGGTTGGTTGCTCATCAAGAACGGTGTCTTTGAGAACAAGGACATGAAGTATCCTTGGTTTGCACCTAAAATGCAAGTCTTTGACTCAGGAGAAGTCCAAGATATGTGTGGAGAAGACGTTTCTTTCTGCTTGGATGCAAAAGAAGCGGGTTATGAGATCTGGTGTGATCCAAAAATTCGTGTTGGACATGAAAAAACAAGGATTATCTAATGGAAATTAAGTATAAAGTAGTCGAATTAGGTACTTCTGGGTGGTGTGTAAACGATCCGAAGCAAGATGTAGGTCTTACTAAGGATCAAGCACAGACCAGATTGGAGTTTTACCTCTCAGAAGGTATCTCTCCAGACCGATTACGGGCTCAAATTGATAAATAAAAGAAAAAAAGGTAAGTAGTTATGGATTCAGATCCTACAAAGTCACCATTGAATGTAGAAAGCGCTGGTTTAAAGAGTGGCAGTGTCAAAGGTCAGTACGATGTGAGTGCTCAAGCTCGCAAAAAGGCTGCCGCAAACACCAATTCTAATCAGTCTCCACTAGCTGCTGGCTGATAATCACTCAAAATTCTTTTAAAGACCCTCAAAAAGGGTCTTTTTTTGTGTCTAAATACATAATGATAATAATTTTGTCCGTGATGAAGTTAAAAAACACACAATTTACGGTTCCTGATGATGGTTTTATCGAAAA